AGTTCCGTCGATGCAATACAATGTCGCTGTCACGCTTTCTCCTCAACTAATGAATAATGGGTAGTTTTCATTAGGGAAACACTCCATCAAATAAACTCGAAACACGCCCCGTCACTGCCTCAAACATCCCACCGAGAACCGTTGACCCGAACGGCGTCGCCTGCCGGCCTTCGCACTAGGTTAAACCCAAAGTCCTCGGTAAACCTCCTGATATCCGGTCGAAATTTCGGAGGAACATCGGCCATCCATCGTCGCCATTTAGCCCAAAACTCAACGTGCGGTTCCGCCCAAGACCTATTCAAGTTGCACCACCAGCAAGAGGGGCCAAGGTTGTCGGGATGGTTATTTGAAGGGTTTGAATCTAGGTGGTCTGCACAAACCACAACACGAAAAAACTTAAGCGGGTCAACTTCCTCGCTGGGCGCAACCCACGGGAGCTCGTACCAGCAATGCAAGCAGTAAGAAGTTGCCGGCCTTCCGAGCTTTTCGTAAAGAATAAACCTGTGGTACGGGATCACTCCCGAGCTCGTAGAAAGGTCGTGATCGTGGCAATTTAAAATCCTCAGGTACCTTCCGTTTTTTCGAACCGTTGCACCTTGCGGGATTGGCGGCCAATCCAAGATCTCGATCTTTTGCTTTTTTGGGACCTTGCTCAGGATCGCAAGAATATCAAAGGCCATTTCCAAAGCTCCACAAAAAAACCGCCTCCACGCTGACACACATGGAGACGGTCGGTTCCCTCCAGAGGGATTAGTTCGAGTTGTTGTGGTGTCAGGCACAACGCTTGGTAGTTTACCTCGATTCTCCTTTCTTGTCAATCTACTTTTTCTCAAGTCTCCACCCCGGGTCCGTCTCTTGTGGTCTCGCACCCCCCCGGGTCCGGTCCGGTCCGCTGCGACCGGATTACGCAAAACGGACTAGAGTCCGCGAAAGTCCGCTTGAGTCCGTCGGTCCGTTTCATGCTTTTTCACTTGCCATAAGTAGTAGCTGAGAAGCAAACTCTGCGCAAATAACAACCCAACCGCTTTCTTTAGCGGTTATTATTTCCGCCATAAGTAGACCACCAATCGGTGTGTCATTCCTTCCAGGCTTGCACCATTTGGCAGAAGTCGACGGTCCGTGTCCTAGCGAGTCCTCGCAGTACGCGCGGAAGGCGGACCGAGACAAGTACGGTCCGTCCTGAGTCCGCTCGCAACCCGACCTAAACCACGCATTTTGCCAATGTCGCATGTGTTCGTCGACCTTCTTTTCCTTCTTAGGTTTGGATTGTTGGTCTGTCGCCTTGAGGACCGCGGAGGTCTCGGGCTCCCCGTCCTCGTTCCGCCACGATAGCTCAACCTGCTCCAATACCCCATGCAGGTCATCCGGTGGACGGGCGTCCTTCATCTTGGTGGAGCTGATGGTCAGGACATCCCCGCTCCCCCTGCTGACAAGGATCGACGAGTCAAGCGACGCCTTCCACGCGCTAGACCCTCTGGCTCGCCCCCTAACCTCTCCGCCGTGCCCAACGTGATGATTGAGGCACACCGCACACCCAAGAGCGTCTATGACCATTTTACAGGCGTTGACGAGCATCCTTGTATCTCGGGCGCTGTTCTCGTCGCCCGCCATGTGATTGTTGAGCGTGTCCACCACCACTAAGCTAACGGGCTTGTCGCTCACCTCGCGGATCGCCTCGATGATAGTCCCCGCGGTCATGGCGCCGATGTCGATCGAACGGTTGGAGACGATCAGGTTGTCGAGGTCGGTCCGTCCGCGGTCCCGCGCCCAGGCCGCGACCCGCAGCCGCAGTCCATAGTTTCCCTCCCCGCAGAGGTAGACAACCACCCCGGGGCGCACCTTGCTCCCCATCCACTCCATCCCGCAGGCGATGCTACACGCCATGTCGAGCGTGATAAACGTCTTGCCGACCCCGCTTTCGCCGTAAAGCATCGTCAGGCCGCCGGCAGGCACCCACCCCTTGATCGCCCACTGGAGCGGCGCGGGCTGGGAAAGGAACGCCGAGGCCCGCGTCATGTAATAGTCACCGCCGGAGTCGAGCCGCAGCAGGTCGTCCGCCGCAGCGGCCCCAAGTGCCACAGAGACCCCGACATCCGTGTCAGGCTCGTACCTCGCCACCGACCGAGCAATCTGCCGGACCTCAGACTCCGGCAGCGGATCGTCACACCTGCCGCTGTTGACCTCCAGGAGGGTCGTGACAATCTCCTTTTCCGTCAGGCCCATCGCACGCAGGCCGCCACCGATCGCCGCTAGGCCGTCGTTTCGTCGGCCTTTGATGATCTCGCCGGCTAGGGTTCCCGCTCTTGTGCTGACTCGGCCGTGGTAGGCGTCGACCCACTCCACAGGCGTCAGGAATGGATCGGCTTGGTCCCCATCCCAAAAATACTGCCGACCCCCGACGACCGATGGAGCCGCCAAGAAATACCTGCCATCACTCAATAGGTCCACGCCGTCAAGTAGTTTGCAGCTCCGCAGCTCCTGCGTGTACCTTGCGATGTAGTGCATCCCCCCGCCGGCGGTCATCTGCACGCACCCGTCCGGAGGTCTGCCGTTCTTTTCGCACCACAGCTCCCAACTGTCCTCCCCGCCGTTCCTCGGGTCGACGTCGTAGACGATGATCCCAGACCGCTCACCCGCTGCGACCCCGATGTTGAAATCAGGGTTAGCACCCCACCACCGCACGATCTGCTCCTCGTCGGTTGTGGCGTCATGGACACCGTGCTGGGTCGCCGGTAGCTTTTCGCCCGGGACGACAGGCAAGACCGCCCACCCGCGTTTAGCGTAGGCCAGAGCCGCCTCAAGTCTTTCGTTTGCCACTGGACCGCTCCGCCTTTAGTTTGCCGCGAGTAAGTTCTTCAATCTCGTACTGCCTCAACGCCGGCGGGTACTCGCCCCACAGGTAGATCGCCTGCTCGGTCACGCCGAGGGCCTCCGCCAGCCCCCGCACCGACCCGAATCGAGCGACCGCCTCACTCGTTTTCATCTTGTTTCCTCCGTTTGTGATTTTCCCCCTTGACAACTTACGCGATTCAAGGTAACTTGTCAAGCAAGCTTTCAACCTGACTTCCAGACCGAAAGCAAACCCTCAACGAAAGGAAATTGCCGATGGCAATCAACCTTAAAACTACGCGGGGCTTGCACGCCTCCGGGGTCAAACTGCTTGTCTACGGACAGGCTGGCGCGGGAAAGACGACGCTAATCACGACGCTCCCCAACCCAATTATCTTGTCCGCCGAGGCCGGGCTCTTGTCCATTGCCGCAGCGGACATTCCCTACATCGAAATTGACTCGATGGCGACGCTCATGGACGCCTACAGTTGGTTGGTCCAGTCCGAGGAGGGTAAAGCCTACCAGTCGGTGGCCTTGGACTCAATCAGCGAGATTGCCGAGGTCTGCTTGTCGGCTGAAAAAATCAAGGCCAAAGACCCGCGTCAGGCCTACGGCGAGATGCAAGACCAAATGGGCGGTGCCATTCGCGCCTTCCGCGACCTTCCCGCTCGGCACGTCTACATGACGGCAAAGCTGGAGAGGTCGCAAGACGAAATGGGCCGGTTGCTCTACGCTCCCTCGATGCCAGGGAACAAAACTGGGCAGGCGCTGCCGTACTTTTTTGACGAGGTGCTGGCCCTGCGATGCGAGAAGGACGCCGAAGGCAAACCGCAACGCGCACTGCTCTGCCAATCCGACGGGCTGTGGCAAGCAAAGGACCGCAGCGGCAGGCTCGACGCTTGGGAGTCTCCAGACCTCGGGGCCATCATCGCTAAGATTGAAGGAGCTTCGTTCTGATGCTTGACGAAATAGCCAAGAAATGGATTGTTGCCAAACAGGAAGAAGCCGCGGCGACTGATCACCGCCGGCACCTTGAGGACATGATGATCTCTGCGCTCAAGCTCGCGGAGGATTTTACCGGCACCCAAACGCACGCCACGGACAGCGTGGTCGTTAAGGTATCCGGCAGGATCAACCAAACCGTCGACGGCGACAAGTTGCAAGAGATTGCAATGGAACATGGCTTGAGCGATCACCTCGCCAACCTGTTCCGCTGGAAACCCGAGATCAACGCGAAGGCTTGGAAAGCCTGCGATGACTCAATCACACGGCCGCTATTATTGGCGGTCACAACCAAACCGGGGCGACCCACTTTTTCCATCCAATTGAAGGAAACCAAAGAATGAAGTTTGACGAAGTTTTCGACGCACAAGAAATGCCGCAGTCCAATTCCTTTGATCCGCTTCCCGCCGGCTGGTACCCGGTGGAAATCGCCTCGGCGGAGCTGCGGGATACGAAGGCCGGCACCGGCAAGTATATGGCGGTCGGGTACAAGGTCACAGGCGAGTCCCACGCGGGGCGCACTGTGTTCGGGAACATCAACCTACGCAACCCCAACCCCAAGGCCGAGGAGATCGGACGGCAGCAGCTTGGCGACCTGATGCGAGCCGTTGGGATTCCTCGACTGACTGACACTGACCAACTGATTGGCTGCGTCTGCCAAATCAAGCTCGCCATCCGCAAGGACGAGCAGTACGGCGACTCAAACGACGTTAAGGCTCACAAGAGCCTAGGCGCTCCCGCGCCCGCTGGCGTCGCTCAGAAGCCTCAGCAAAGCTCGGCACCTGGTCGACCTGCTCCGCCTTGGGCGAAAGGCTAGTCAACCGCAAAAACTAAGCTCCTGACCGGTGGAGCCACGGCGGCTGATGTCCTAGGCCGCTTTTTTTGTTCCCTTGCTTTTTCACAGAGACAATTCCCGATGGCACCGCTCCCCGAACTTGAGGACAAGATCGCCGCTGCGATTGACAACCACCACCAATCCAAAGCCGAGCCATTTCGCCCTCATATGGGTTGCTCAATGATCGGCCACCCCTGCGACCGGCGGCTGTGGCTATCGTTCCGCTGGGCGATCGTTGAACAACATCCTGGGCGGGTCTTGCGGTTGTTTCGCCGTGGACAAAACGAAGAGGCAACGGTCGTTGAGGATCTGCGAGCGATCGGGGTAAAAGTTGAAAAGACCGGCGCAAATCAAAGCCGCGTTTCGTTTGGGTCGCACGTCTCGGGGTCAGTCGATGGGGTTGTCGAAAATCTGCCTATCGCTCCTCGCCGCCGAGCGGTGCTTGAAATTAAGACCCACAGCACGAAGTCATTCAGCGAACTGAGGAAGAAGGGCGTCAAGGAATCGCACCCGACTCACTGGGTTCAGATGCAATGCTATATGTACGGCCTGCACCTAGACCGCGCGTTATATTTTGCCGTCTGTAAAGACACCGACCAAATCCATACCGAGTGGATACACTTTGAGAAGCCTGCCGCCGAGGCCGCGATCGAGCGAGCCCAGCGGATCGCACTTGCCGAGCGAATGCCTGAACCGATATCCGCTGACCCGTCTTGGTATCAATGCAAGCTCTGTCCGTTCCACGACTTTTGCCACGTCTCGAAAATGACGAAGCAAGTCAACTGCCGGACCTGCGCGTTTTCGACCGCAAAGAAGGACGGCACCTGGCGGTGCGAAAGGCACGATGCCGACGACATCCCCGTCGACTTCCAGCGGCAAGGCTGCGAGTCGCACGTCTTGCACCTGGACCTTGTGCCCTGGCAGGCTTCGCCTGAGCATTGCACCGAGCATATGGCCACTTTCGTGGTCGATGGGACGCTCCTGCAAAACGGCGATCCCGACGCGAACGTCTACAGTAGCCGGGAGATTGTTGCAAACCTCGCCGGTTGCTTGAGCGAGTACGCCCGGGAGATCCGCACAAACTTCGGTGTGGAGATTACAGGCTAATGCTCAGACCCTATCAGCAGCGAGCGATCGACCAACTCTACGACTGGATGCAAAACAACGACGGCCACCCATGCCTCGTACTCCCGACCGGTGCTGGCAAGTCGCACGTTATCGCGGAACTTTGCCGGGAGGCAGTACAGAACTGGCCGGAGACAAGGATCTTAATGCTCACCCACGTTAAGGAACTGATCGAGCAAAACGCAGCAAAGCTGCGATCCTGCTGGCCAAACGCCCCGATGGGCATTTACTCCGCGTCGATCGGGAAAAGGCAATTGGGTGAACCGATCACCTTTGCCGGCATCCAGTCGATCCGCGACAAGGCAAAGCGTGTTGGGCATGTCGACTTGATTATCATTGACGAGTGCCACCTTGTTTCGCACAAGGAGGAAGGCGGATACAGGTCGCTCATTAAGCAGCTTGTGGAGATCAACCCGCGGCTGCGAGTGATTGGCCTAACCGCCTCGCCGTTCCGCCTTGGCCACGGCCTGATCACAGACAAGCCTGCAATTTTCGACGCCCTTGTCGAACCGACGAGCATTGAGGAACTTGTCTATCTCGGGCATCTCTCGGTACTCAGGAGCAAGGCGACCCGCGACAAGCTCGACACAACAGGCGTCAAGAAGCGTGGCGGCGATTACATCGAGTCGCAGTTACAGGCCGCCGTCAATACCGACCCAATCAACCAGGCGGTCGTCAGTGAGATTATAGAACTTGCAGGGGACCGCAAGTCCTGGCTGGTGTTTTGTACTGGGGTCGATCACGCTCAGGCCGTGGCGGACACCCTGGAAGCCCGAGGCATTGCATCGGCCTGCCTGACCGGCAAGACAAGCAAGGGCGACCGCGCCGCGATCATCCGCGACTTCAAATACGGCAGGATCACCGCACTAACAAACGTCTCTGTCCTTACCACGGGGTTCGACCACCCCGACATCGACTTGATCGCCATGCTCCGCCCAACGCTTTCGCCGTCGCTTTACCTGCAAATGGCGGGTCGTGGCCTGCGACCCAAATCCCACACCGATCATTGCCTAGTGCTAGACTTCGCCGGGGTCGTGGAGACTCACGGACCAATCACCGCGATCGAGCCCCCGAGCAAGACTGGCGAGACCGGCGGGGAGCCCCCGACGAAAGAGTGCCCCGAGTGCCGAGAGATCGTTGCGGCCGCCTGCAAGACCTGCCCGTCTTGCGGTCATGTGTTCGAAATCAAGAAGGAGGACACGCAGTTCTTCCTGCGTAACGACGACATCATGGGCCTGCACCCGCAGGAGATGGACGTCACCGAGTGGCAGTGGCGGGTCCACACAAGCCGCACAAGCGGCATTGACATGCCTGCGGTGACATATTACGGAGAACTGAGCGACCCGGCGGTCACAGAGTATTTCCCGATCAATAATGGAGGCTATGCAAGCGAGCGAGCGATCAAGGCGATCGGCGCAATTGCAATGCAGGTCGGCGCGGATCAGAGCAAGACGCAAATCGATGAGATCGTTGACTCGCTAAACTCCGCCAAACCACCGGCAAGGATCAAGTTTAGAAAGGACGGCAAGTTCTTTCGGGTTCTTGCAAGGACGTACTAGGTTAAAAGAAAAAGCGGAGGCAACTACCTCCGCCCTTTGCCCAGCATGCCGTCTCGGAATTATCCGCGGTGGCTGCGGAGAATACTTGTTATCCTTACGAATTCAACGGACCATTGACTGCATCGACAATCGTA